GAATTTAGTATAGATTGGATAGACCTTGTCTCCTTATCTATTTTTTCTATTGCACTTTCTGTTGCTGTTTGCACACTAATTTATAGTCGTTTCTGCAAAAATGATGCAAAAAGAATATTAGAAGAAATAAGATCAAGGCCATCAAAGGACATTAAAAACAGTGAACCTTAAACAAGCTAAAGAACAAGGGAAATTAGACCAGTTTATCAATGAGCATAAACACATCAAATGCGATGTTGTCAACGCTTTTTTAATCAGATGATCGATCATATTGCTGATGTTAGCAAAATGGTAAGAAATGGCAGTTTTTGTCCTATGTTTATAAAACAACAGACAGAAATTGCGTTTTTTGTCTTAGATGCCCCCCCCTATTCTTAAAAACTGGTATATAGAACGATTTATATATCGATTTCTAAAAAATATAAAATATAAAATTATAGTATATATTGTTGTTGACAGTAATTGATTATTAGTGTAATGTGTATGTATAGTTTGATTGTTTAGATAGGAGAGTAAAATGAATAAAATTAATAATAGAACAACAAAAAAGCAAATATTGGATATGGGGTTAGAAGTTTCAGACTGTTTAAGAGATTGCTCAAAAAAACTAAAAGATGATAAAGACGTGGTTATAAAGTTTGTTAAATTGTGGGGCCTAAATATACAACATGCCAGTGACCGATTGCGTGATGATGAGGATATTGTAGAAGCAGCAGTTATCAAATGGTGTGGCTGCGCCCCTTTTGAATACGCATCAGATCGCATTAAAAGAGACCCTGAATTTGTAAAATTTGCCGTTAAGTATAGAGCATCAAGTTTTTTATACGCCTGTGATGAATTAAGAAAAAATGAAGAGTTTATTCTCGAATTGGTGAGGCTATATGGCACTACCCCTATTGGATACTGCCATCACGCAACACGGGACGAGATATATAAAAGACTAAAAGAACCTGCTATTCAAGTATTGGAGGCAATGATTGATGGAAAAAGTACAAAAAAAGATTCTGGGCATTTGGGTCATTTCTATTTGGACAGAGACAAAATTGATTTGGAGTATTTTCTAAATAAGTCCATAAGTGGGCGCATTGCGGTGATTAGCAATGACATACTGAGTGGCTCATCGCAGATGACTATTATAGATCTGCCCCCTCGATTTAACCCAAAAATTCATGAGCATGTTTCTTGCCTTGGGGTTGCTGCTGTTGATATGTTTGAGTTTAAATTCAAGTTTGATGAACCTGAGTGTGTTACATTTCAGTTTGACGGTTCATTGGACGAATACTTAAACGGTGTATTTCGGTGCAGGTTTGTGACTGGTCGAAGAGGTACTTTTGGTTGCTCTTTTGGGTGTTTTGATTTGTTATGGGTAAAACATTTAAACACGGAGGGAAAATAATGATTAAACAAGAATTTGATGGTGGAAGCTGGGAGGGGCTGGAGTTAGACAAATGGAAAGACGGAATAAAGTATGATGTAGTGAGTAAATGTTTCGTGCATGATCTTGTCCACAGGCCTACCGAAGAAGAATTAGAGTTAAGAAAAAGAGCGGAGGCTTTGGAATACCTATGGATAGGCCATTATCTAATTGATTAATAACAGCCCATTTGGGAGCATATTGTAAAAGTCAAAAATAAGCTGTTCTAAAATGTTACACTGTTGTTATTAAAATATAACAGGAGTAAAAAGAATGAAAACTATCTTTTTGTGGCTTAAGGCATTAGGTTTGTGGTTATTGGTAAAAGAAAATAGGAATATGGGGATTGCATACACTAAAAAAGCCCTTGTTGCCATAGATTTATTCTCAAAAATGACTAAAACTACTAAGGATGACGCAATAGCTGCTTATTTAGTTAAAAAAATCGATCAGGTTGCCAAAATAAATGGGCAATCTGATGAGCAAGTTATTCAATATGCTGCTGATGCGGTGACTTTAATTAGTAAAGGCGATTTAAAAGACGTTGTTGTGAAGTACGAGGGCAGCAAGATTAAAGTTGGTTTTAAGAATGTTACTGCTGGCTACAACCCTAAGAATGGCAGCCTAAGTCTTGAATATAGCAAATCTTTATAGAGTGAGCCGTGCCTTTTTTTACTGACCCAATTAAAAATCTGAATCCGTTTAAAAAATCAGCAACCCCAGGTTCAAAAACAGCAACCAACGAGGATAGTATATTTAGACAGTTATTGAGAGGTGGCCAAAATGACGGCTACTCGCTGTACAAAAATGTTGCCCCTATTGGTCATGCTGTTGACATGATTGCAGAAAAAGTATCTCAATTACAGCCAGTTGTTGTAGATCGCAACAATGTTGTTGTCGATGGTGGTGTTGATATATATAGTTTATTAAGAAAACCAAACGCTGTACAACGCTACTCAGAATTCATGATGCAGTTAGCAACAGATTTTTTAATTTATAACAACGCTTATGTGCATCTATCAAACAACACAAAATACAAATCGAAATATATAACACCTGTTTGCGATAGGACAGTTACAATTACAGAAACAGATGGGGTTAGGAATTACATAGTAAATAACACAGGTTTTTATTCTTCTATTAACGGATTGTATGTACAAAAGTATAACGAAAATGACGGACGCATTGTTAGGGCTAATAATCTGGGCGAGTTAATCCATATCAAGGGGTATTTGGGGCAAAATGAAACAAAGGCAACGTCTAAACTGTTAGCACTGGCTCAAGATGCTCAAATTGTTGAAAAATCATTGTTACAAGTCGCGTCGTTCCTAGATCGTGGATACTCTGGGTCAGGTATCCTGCAAACAAACTTTAAAAATACAGATAAATTTGAAAGGTTTAAGAAGGATTTAAGCAATTACTATACAGGGGCGCAAAACGAAGGGCGTATGATGGCGTTGAATGGAACCGAGGTTGCATTACACATGCATAACAACCGAAGCAACAAAGATATGCAAGCAAATGAAAACAAAGAGCAGTCTAAAATGGCAATCTATCAACGATACGATATCCCAGAGCCTTTGGTAAACTCAGGGTCTCAAACTTACAATAACTATCAAACCGCCTTATACGCTTTATACGAAAATGCGGTTTTCCCAACATTCAACGCAATTTTTGACGCAATATCTGAATCGTTTATAACCAGAAATATTTTAAAACCAGAATATCGAATAACGTGCGACTCGTCAAAGGTCTCAGCAATGAAGCTAAGAGAAGCAGAAGAGGTCAGAATGCTTAAATTGGCTAATGCTCTAACTGTAAACGAAATGAGAAGCCGCCTCGGATATGAAAAATTAAAAGAACATGGTGATGAAGTATACCGACCGATGTCTGAAATACCAATAAGCCAAGACCCATATTCGGATCAAGGAACAAAAAAAGAGTGGATAGACCAAATCAAAGCACTAGATGGACAATATTCAGATGATTACCTAAACAGCTTGTGGAATGAATACAACGGAAAAAAATAATAGAGCAAAGCGAAACCTAGCGCTTAAGCTTGCATTAGAAAAAACATTCACACGTGAGCTGGTTTCGTATTTTGAAAACATAAGAAAAGATGTTGTTTCATTTTATACTGCGACTGGGTTGCTAATTAATGCTGATATATATCAAAAGCAAACAGAGGATATGCTTGAAAGGCATTATAAGCGTGTTATAAGGAATTTTATCAATGAGGGCAGGTATTCATATAGGGAAAGTCTGGAAGTTAAAGGAATTGAGTATAAGCAAGAGCAGGAAGATGAAGATGAAAAGATAAAGGCCACGTCTGTATTAATAGCATTGGCGTTTGTAGAAACAATCCTGCAAAAACGAGCATCGCAGTTAATAGAGACGACTAGTGATAATGTTAAAGATACTGTTAAGCGGGCAACTGAAAAGGCTGGGGAGTCTGGCACTAAAATTAACGAAGAATTTAACAAGGGTTTAAATCGTACATTTAAGGGACGGCAAGCTATGATAGCGTTGACAGAGACTCAGTTTATGGCTGAACGTGCTAAAAATATTGAGGCATCGGTAATATCTAGGAATGGGAATGTTGACCCTAGCAGTATTAACGATGGTATTGTTGTGGGCAACCCAGATGTCAAGAAGGAATGGGCTGCTGTTTTGGATGAAAAAACAAGGTTTAGTCATGCAGTAGCTGATGGGCAGGTTAAGGGTATAAATGACCCGTATATTGTGAACGGTGAATATATGATGTACCCTGGCGATACAAGCATGGGGGCATCGCTTGAAAATATTATAAATTGTCGGTGCAGTAGTCTATATGGTGTATAATGGAGTGAAAATGGAAAGCAAAAACTTAGAATATAAAAATCTGTCGTTTGAAATAAAAGAGTTTAACAATGATGATCCTGATTATTTTTATTTTGAAGGATATGGATCAACCTTTGGGAATATTGACCGTGGGAACGATGTTGTAGTTAAAGGGGCATTTGCTGAAAGCTTAAAAGAACAAATGCCTAAGTTGTTGTGGCAACACAAAATGGATATGCCTATAGGTATATTTACAGACGCTTACGAGGATGCTAAAGGCCTTTACGTTAAAGGAAAGATGCCAAGGGATGATAAATTTGTTTCTGAGCGTGTTA